TATTACGACTGGTATATGGACAATGAGATATTTGCTAAGTACTTAGACAAAAAATATCACGGACAATTTTTAATCTTTTCGAGTTCATTAGATGTCATCAATAATTCAAATCCAAATAATATCACAAAATTTCTACTAGGTGAAAAAATAACAAGTGTATCAGCAGAAGGCAGAATTGTATCAGTAGAACCAACATTCAAAAGAATTGCAGTCGACTCAACAGGATTTAAAGCAAACGAATCTATTACAGGTGCTGTAAGCACAACTCACGGTTCAAAAACACCAATCAGTGTTGTTAACAGAGTAGATGGTATTTTTGAATATAAAAATCCTACAACAGGAATCAAACGTAATTCTGAAGCTTCAGGATTTACAAGTGTGTCTATTTTAGACCACGAAATAGAAGAGAACGAAAAAAAGAGAAAGATAAAAGTTATCAGACCTGACCTTATCAACGGAGTTGTTCGAAGATTTGAGAAGGTAATGTTGTCATGAGTGAAAATTTTATACCAGGTGAGGTAGTCATTGATTCTATCACACTCGTCAATCAAGAAGGAGATGTTATTGACCTCAAAAGTATTTGTGGTCAAATAGATATTTTCGAATCTATCAATGAGGGATTTCTAACAGGCAGATTATCTATTGCAGATGGTCTTGGTATTTTTAGACGATATAAAATTTTAGGTCAAGAACACATAACAATTCGTTATCGTGCAAAACTTCAACATGAATTTGAATCTGGTGATTTCTCAGTTGAAAAAGTTTTTAGAGTATATAAAGTTTCTAATATGAGGGCACCTGATTTTCATACTTATTGTTATGTTCTACACATTATAGAACCAAAATATCTTACATGTATACGTAAAAGATTATCTAAAGTCATGAGAGGTTCTTATTCAGAAATACTTTTACAAACACTTCTTAAAGATGCACAATTTGAAAAACTTCCTAAAAATAATAGAATTGATTATTGGGAAGAAACATTGCCCGAGAATCAACAATTGATATGTCCTAATTGGTCTATTGCAAAGTTAATTGAATATATCGTAGAAAATGCCAATAAGGGAGAAGATGCCGTATATAAAAATAGCATGTTCTTTTATCAGACTTTGATAGGTGGGTTTAAGTTCATGTCACTAAATCAAATGGTGAGTGGCGAAAATGACCACGCTGTTGAATTTGATTTCTTACCGAGAAACTTTGATATTGACCAAGAGAATCGTGGTTCAAATGAACCATTAGGCGGACAATCAACTAGAATTTTACATTTCGAAATAGTACAAAGAGGCGATACCGTAAGAGGTATATCAGCAGGCGCTTATAGTTCTATGCTAAAAACGTATGACCCAATTCGTAAATTAGAAAAAGAAATCGTATTCGATTTAGGTGAAAATTTTAAAAAGAAAGGCAAAAAACATCTATCAGGTTTTCCACTTTTAAGATTAGACGAAGACGAAGTTGTTCATATGGGTGTAGTACCTTTAACAGATGATGAAGATTATACTTACAACGAAATAGGTGCTGAACTTGCTTTAAACAAAAGTATCGATGATAGAACTTTCTATCGTGTGAATCCTACAAATGCATTTAGTGATAAACAAGCTCTGCAAGACACATCTCAGTATGTAGGAAATGAACAAATGGATTCAGGTATGTTAGAAAGAAATAGTATGTCAATTGCTTTATCATCACACACATACAAAGTTACAATACCTGCTAGAACAGATATGACATCAGGTATGGTCGTTAATTTAAAATTGCCTGGTGGTGTTATAGATAAAAACGATGAAGATATTTTAAACGATGATAGATATCTTATCACACATATACATCACGTCATAAATCCACAACAGGCAAGAGGCACGATGGTCATGAATGTAGTTAAAGAAAGTTTTGCAGAAGACATTCGAAAGGTCGACCCATTAAAAGATTATGAAGGATTTAAGCAAGATGACTAATTGGTACTACGGCATAATTGAAGATAGAAACGACCCATTACAAATTGGTCGTGTTAGAGTTCGTGTACATGGTGTTCATACAGACAATAAACAATTCATTGCAACACCCGACTTACCATGGTCTCAAGTTTTAGTACCAACATCAAGTGCAAGTTTATCTGGATTTGGTCATAGTCATGGACTTGTTGAGGGTTCTAGTGTTTTTGGAATGTTTCGTGACGATGATTTACAAGACTTTGTTGTCTTTGGTGGTGTTGCAGGTTATTCTCAAAAAGGATATAAAGAAACAATTACAGGTGAAATACTAGATAGGTCACCTGATAAAGGTTTTAATGACCCAAGACGAGCAACTGAAGCTGATTATAAAGATACAGCAGATGGTTTAAATCCACCAGCAGGTAAGAGACCAAATAGTCTAGCATTAGCATTAGATAAATCACCGCATCTTCCAGATTCACTTACTATAAATTATGACGGTTCAGGAAGTACTATTACTGAACCAACAGATAAAACTTTACCTTATTACCCATTAGCAGATTATTATGATGAATCAGACATCAATAGATTTGCAAGAGGTCAAGGTACATATGATATCAGAGATAACTTACCAGAAAAATTCAAACTTTCAATCGATAGAAGTGGTACAATGTATCCTTTCAATAAAGTTCATCATACCGAATCAGGTCATTTAATTGAGATGGACGATTCAGTTGGTGCAGAAAGACTTGCTGTTCAACATAGGTCTGGAACTTTCTATGAAATACATAAAGACGGTTCTGAAGTTCATCAAATAGTAAACGACCATGTCACCGTTACAGCAAAAGATGATAAAGTTTATATTGGTGGTAATGCTGATGTTGTTGTTGAGAGTGGTAATGTAACAATCAATGTTAATACTGGTAATGTTGACTTAACGGTAGCAAAAGGAAACGTTACAGAAACCATATCTGAAGGTAACGTGACATCATCAATCACAAAAGGTAATTTCACAGGAGATATAGGTGGTAATTTCAAAGGAGACATAGGCGGAACTACTGATATATCTTCTTCAGGTAAAGTTACATTGACAGGTAACTCTGGTACAGAAATTATATCAGACACAACCGTAACAGGAACATTAAACGTAACAGGTGCTACGAAATTGCAATCAACTTTAAATGTATCAGGTTCTCAAACTAATAGTTCTACTATAACTGCAAGTGGTGATGTTAAAGGTGCTGGTATATCTCTTAAAACACATACACACGTTGTAGGCGGAAGTGCAGCTCCTTCAACAGGACTTCCAAAGTAATTGTATAAATAGTATTATGGCTGAGTATCTAAAACCAAATTCTAAAGTAAACGCAGTAAAAGATGCTTATGTAGATTTGGATTTATTAATGAAACCACATCCAGTTACTGGCGATATAACAACAAAAAAAGATTCAGATGCAGTTAAAAGGTCAGTAAGAAATATTGTACTTACAAATAAGTTTGAAAGACCATTCAAACCAAATTTTGGTGGTAGTGTAAGAGATATGTTATTTGAATTAGACTCGTCAAGAAAAAAAACAAGATTCAAAAAAGAATTGATATCTTTAATAGAATCTTTAGAACCTAGAGTTTTCAATGTTTCAGTGGAACTAGGAGAAATGGGCGATTCAAATAGTCTAGATGTAAGAATATTCTATAGTATAACAAATGGTCTACCAAACCAAACATCAGAATTTACGGTAACAAGGGTAAGATAATGTCAATAAAAAGTTCAAATATAAACGCAACAGATTTAGATTTCGATGCTATTGCATCAAACATAAAAACATACTTAAAAGGTCAAGATAAATTTAAAGACTACGACTTTGAAGGTTCTACAATGTCAGTTCTCATTGATATGTTAGCGTATGCTCAACATATTGGTGGTGTAAACACTAACATAGCTGCTTCAGAATTATTTTTAGACTCAGCACAAATCAGAAAGAATGTTGTATCAAGAGCAAAAGATTTAGGTTTCATACCTGCAACAGAAAAGGCTTCAAGTGCCACCGTATCTCTCGATTTTAACGGCGTACTAAATCCAGATGGAACAATACCAAGTGTAAACGATATGATTTTACCAAGAGGTCATAAGTTTAGTTCAGTCTTTGATGGCGTAACTTATGAATTTGTAGTTTCAAAGTCAGTTACACCAAGTGTATCAGTAAATGATTTCAATTACGAATCGGTTGAAATTGTTCAAGGAACATATGTAACAGACTCATTTGTATTCGACTCACAAATAAAAAATGCAAAATTTGTTTTATCAAATGCTAGAGTCGATAGGTCTAAACTTTCAGTTTCAGTCAACTCAGCTGGTGTAGACACCACTTTTGCATTATCAACAGATGTGTCTAGCATAACATCATCTTCAGAAGTTTTCTATACTCAAGAAAATGAAGAAGGTTTCTTAGAAGTATATTTTGGTGACAATGTTTTAGGTAAAGGTTTAAAAGACGGAGATGTTATCAGTGTAACTTATATCGTTGTAGATGAAGTACACGCTGATGGTGCAAAAATATTTTCTTTATTACAATCAGTTAACGGATTTTCAAACGCAACGGTCACTACCATATCACCTGCAAATGGTGGCGCAGAAAAAGAATCAATCGAATCAATTAAGTTTAAAGC